CAGGATTTTTTTAAGGACGCTCCATTCATTCCTAAGGACCAGAAGGTTGTAATCACAAATCACCGCAGGGATCCATACGTGACTAAACACCCAGTTAGACTCATACCGAAAGAAAAGGAACAAAAAGATGCCGCTCGGCTTTTCGCAAACGGTAAACTAGCGGATAAGCATGCACTTAGCTTGGTCACGACAAGAATGAAAAAGGCACTAAGTTATTTCGATGAACAGCTGATGACTCCAACAGACAAAAGGAGGAAAGAGTTAATCCATGAAGCAGCCCAATCATTAGCTGTAGACAACAACTACTCCCTATTGCTAGATATAGAGGGACACAATCAATCCATGCAAACAGAGAACACAGCAGAGCTATCTGAATTTCTTGGAAATCTTTTCGGGTGTAATGATTGGGGAACACTACCAGATTATTTCAGCCAAATAGATGTCTTCCATTATGATGAGTACACAGATGAAGTTATACATAGCACTGGTCAAAAAGGCGGGATAGAGGGATGGCTGAACCCTCTATGGACATTACACACCACTCTGATGATGAAGCTTCTAAGGCACATGACGGATATCGACATGCCATCAACGATGATTTACTCCGATGATGTCAACTCTATAGTCTCCATACCTCAGGCTACAGAGCAGACTGTTCAAGCAGTATTCAATAAAGTTATTTCACACTGCATCAAATTTGGAATGATAGTGAAATTCAGCCAGACCAACTTATCAAAACACAGAGTGACAATGTTAAGACAGCACTACGCCGATGGCATTAGATCTGACTCCACACTAAAGAAATTACTATCTGTCAGTGGAGCAAACAATCCCATGCTAGTTAGTGAAGAAGTTGAGATTGCAGGTATTTGTTCGTCAGCTGCTTCTGCCCTGGAACTCAGCAATCACAGCAACACTTGCTGCTACTTAAAGAACTACAAGATGGGATTATTAATGGTGCGGTTACCCCACATGATCTTATCTCAGCTGAAAGAAAATTCTTATCTTTGCACCCATATGTTACCTGCAAAGCTAAACAGATTATTGTACAACCTCAAAGATGACAAAACCGAATTACTAGGCAACAATTTTGAAGACACTCTTCAAAGAGTCAAAAACGATGTGGCATTTTACCTTGAAGTCAGGCCTATTAATATGAACTCTCCGTTATTAAAGGAAGTCTTAACCAGTATATACGGACGGTCCATCCTTGAATCCAGATTTGTAGATAGCCCAGATAGAGTACTGTATCTGCAGATATATGATAAATTCCTACAAGATTTACTTTTCTTCTGGATTCATTTACCAGCGTCATTAGGCGGTCTAGGGGCAATATTTCATCTAAATCTCATGTTATCAGGGCATAGCAATGGATTCGCTAAATCTGTTCATTACCTCCATCAATGGTCTATAAATTACTCCTCGTCTCCCGGGTTCTTTTGCGACTACCTTGAGGTTGCTCTATCAGTTGACATGACTAAGGGAATAAATGCCCTGGACACAAGATGCCTAATGTCAACGTTCCCAAATGACATAAGTGTGTGCACCGCTCACACAAGTATAAATCAATCTATAAAGAACATGGTGAAGTCCAAGACAAGAAATAAGGAGGTATTGGCATTGTTTGACTTAGATAAAGAACATGGAATGTTACAGCAGGACATAGTAAATATCTTCAGGAGTGACTTTCACCCTAGAGTGGCTCAGTTCTATTATGAGAATACGGCTGTGCATTTCATAGATTTATTGATCAACAAAATAGAGACCAGCTCAGGACTACTGACTAAGGTGAGGAATCTAACTAGATTGAGGAATCATCTAGCATATAGGAGTTTGGAGAACATCAGGCTTGGAGCAAATCTAGGTAGGACAGCATTTGGGAAAATCACCTCGTCAACTGATATTATCGAGTATCTGCTAAACAGAAAGATAGCCATGTTCCCTTCAATCACATTTATAGAAGCTGAAGAAGTTCTGTATGACAACAAATTAGAGGAAGTGATATCCGGACCGTATATGGTG